GTGACTGTCGCCACTGTTCTGGGTAACACCACCACACTGGCCACGCTGGTCAAGGATGTCTGGGACATCATGACCGGTAATCCCGTGCTGCTGGTATTCATCTGCGCAGGTCTGGTTACGCTGGGCTTTTCCCTGTTCCGCAAGGCCAAGCGTGCTGCCCGCGGCTGATGCCGCACTCAAGGGGTATGGGGCTGACCCCATACCCCTTTTTCTCATGGAGGTATTACGATGACAGTGACTGCATTTCTAACCGGCGTCTGCCGCCTGATCTCCGGTACATTCAGTGCCGTATTTTCAGAGCCGCTGCTGACGTTCTTTCTGACGGTCATGCTTATGGCCGTGGTCGCGGGTCTGTTTTTATATATCTATCGCAGGTCAAAACGATTTTGAAGTGAGGTAACGATATGATCAAATTTCTGGTAACAGCGGCCATTGTGCTGGTCTGCCTGTTCGTCCTTGTGCTGGTGTCCTGCCTGATGGTCTGGGTGGTCATGCGGCTGCTGCGCTGGCTGTTTCCTCGGCGCTTCGGCAGCAAGGCCGCGCCGGTGAAGAAGCCCGCCGCCAAGAAGAAGCCCAACTATAAGAAGCCACGCCCGGAACCGGAGGAGGACGAGGAAGATGCGTAACACAGATAGATCTTCGCTGCCCGGCGTCCGATCGGGAAAATGTGTTACGGCGGAGGAAACACCATGTTCGCGCGTTTGAAATTCTGGCTGCGCTCTCGGCGGTACGCTGATTTCAAGTGTCGTAGTTGCTGCCTATTCTGTGAGCATTTTCCTGTGTGCTCCGAAACGCTCTATGCATATTGGGCCACTCTCCCTTGGAAAATGTAAAATCCCCCGCCTGCGGCGAGGGATTAGGGTAGTCACTTCCGGTCATTCAGTTCCCGTTCAATTTCATCAATGGTATTTTGAGCGCTGCGGTAGTCCCGTTGTGTGTCCCGTTCTTCTTTGCGTCTTAGGTATTTGATGCCTTTGATTATCAAGACAGCAATTAGAATGATGACCGCTACCTTTACAAGTGTACTGATTAGCCAAATTATCATACCGGGAACATCGGCAATAAACATGATTTTCTCCCCCTTGAGGTGTTTTTATGAATTATATCTTACAGAAAGTGAATTGTAAAGCCCTCATTGTTTTCGTACTTGCAACGGTATTGTCTATTGCCAGTGCGAGTATTGCATTTGCTTACACAATGCGTAAAATTCCTAATTTCTGGTTTGATAAAAAACTTGTGTTTGTTGCCGAAAATGTTTCTCCTCGTGAGCCTTCTTATTCCTCTGTCACTATTTCTTATGACGATTTGGCCTCCCTTGTTTATTACTGCAATGAGCATAGGTTGAGCACGTCCCTTGTTTATAACAGTGCCATTGACCGTTATGTGGGCTATGTATCTGATAGTGCTTTAGATATCCGTAAATTTGATGTTTCTTCCTTGTATGGCCTTTTGGGTAATGTGGACGGAAAAATATACGTGGCTGAGGATCCTCGTTCTGACGTTCATGTTGACATCACCATCCCCACCAATCCCGACTACACAGACCGGCTCATCAATATAGCGTCTAATCTGGACTTTCTTCCCATCATTGCGGAGTTAAACGTTCTGATCGCGGACAATCAGATCCTGCTCATGGATTATATCAAGCTGGCTATCGAAAGCATCTGGGACTTTGAAAACTCCATGATCAATCATATTGATGATTTCAATACCGCCGTTAATAACCGCCTTACCTACATTGGTGCTAAAACGTCCTCTATTGATAGTCTCCTGTCCTCGGTGATCAATAACGGTATCGTTCAGGTAAATACGACCTCTCTTGACGTGAAGCTCGCCCAGCTGCTCGGTATGTATGCGGAGGTCAACAGCGTGGAGCAGACCACGGTCTCTGCTGCCGGTAATATGATCACCATCACCAACGCCATAGGCGGTGAGCTGCAAGACCTCATGTTCTGGGGTGATACTGATTATAAGCTCCATTGGGCTGAGCGTATTTGGTACACCCTCAATTCCACCAATGGCTATATTGACGCTCCTGACGGTGAGTATATCGGCTTGCGCGGTGCATTTCTCGGTACCAGCGTCCCCGAAGCCGTTTCCTCTGACCCTATGCTCTCTGCCGGTGTCTGGCAGAACAGCAACGGCACGTATATCCTCAGCGACACCTATGATGCGGCTACCGGCGTGTATGTAAAGCGTGTCGATTTCAACGATGAAAACCAGCTTGTCCCCCTGGCCTCGGCCGAAACTACGACATACTCGCCGCACACGGTGATCATCCCTGCCGGTGACAGTTCTTTTAGTGCCGGTTTCCGTCTGCGTGTCACTTTCAAGTATGATCAGCTTGGCGGCGTGACTAAGACAGCGGATATTATCTCTGCTATCCAGTCCATCCCGGCCTACGATGACAGCGCCCTTGTTTCCGCTGTAACTACCATCAGCAACCAGATCACAGAGCAGTTCGGAGAGTATGACAGTGCTTATGCGTTCCCGAATGTACTGCATGGCGAAACGTCCACGCAAAAGCTGTATGGCGTTCTTCCTTCCTCCTTCTCCGAGGTTCCCGATAACAGCGATCTCTTGTATTCCTCGTCCAGTTCCATTCAGGTGTATGGCAGCCTCATTGAAACATCCACAGAGGGAAGCCCTGATTATTACTATGAAAAATGCGTCCCCGGCTATCAGTCTGTTGGTAGTATGAATGCTCTGGGATATTCCTTCACCATTATTAAAGGCACCGATGCTCCAGCCGCCAATTCGTTTATATATACGACCATGCCGGTTTCTTTCTCTGTTACGGATTTGGCGGGCACGGTTCACTCCTTTGAGTCCTCATTCTCGTTTAGGTGTTCTAAGAATGTCGCATACGCTACTTGTTCTGCCTTTGTGTATCCATCATGGGATAGCAGCGGAACTTGGAAGGGATGGTATGCTTACTATAAGCCCAACTTTATTTCGAGCCATCGAGGTTTTTTGCTTACCACGGATGGTGAGCCTACGGTACGTCTTTTGACTTCTCTCCCTGACACTGACCGGTACTACATTTACAGTAAGACGTCTGAGGCTGTCCCTGTGGTGTACGCCTCCCGTTTCACCGGTTTCCTGCAAGCCCAGGCAGACCGCCTCGTCAATGCTATCGCAACAGGCGGTGTGGCCGGTTCCGGTACCCTCGCGGTCGATCTGGCTCCTATCATTACCCGGCTGCAGGCGGTGACCGGGCGCATGGATGATATCCTTGCGCAGCTGCAAAGCACCTCCGGCTCCGCCACCTGTGAGCACACCTATTCCCAGCACATGGAACAGGAGGCCACCTGTATTTTGCCCGGCCTGATGATCTCCACCTGCTCCAAGTGCGGCGACAGCTCCTCGGAGATCGTAGACCCGCTGGGGCACGACTGGCAGTGTATAAGCCATGTGGAGGCTGTCACCGACCCGGACACCGGCGAGGAGACTTCTTCGGCCTATGATATCTACACCTGTTCCCGCTGCGGTGATACCTACGAGGATCACGCGGGCACCGGCGCACCTGACGAGGATTACAGCAATACCACCATCTCCCAACTGGTGGTCAAGGTGTTCTCCAAGCTGGGTACCTTTGCCGGGAAGCTGCTGGGCAGCGTGGTACATCTCTTTGACAAGGCCGTCAATGCTGTGGATGATCTGGCGTCCAAATTCAACGACTATGTAGAGCAGATAAAGGGCTTCGGCGAGAATTACCCCATCTGGCTTTCCGGCTTCTGGGGCATCATCCCGGCTGAGCTGCAGGTCGCTCTGACCTTCGCCGTTATCTGTATGGCGCTGGGTGTTGTGGGCAAGAAGCTGTTCTTCTCGTAACACAAACCGGCGCAGCTGCAGCGTCGATCAGAGCTCGCAGCGGATCTATTTTGTGTTACAGGAGGTTTCCCCATGTCTGTTCTTCTTGAGCCGCTGCGGGCGCTGCTGAATATGATCACCAGCCTGATCAACGGCCTGATCGTCGGCGCTCTGCACTTCATTCTGAATCTGCTGGACGGTCTGGATGATATAGACAGCCTGCTGGATCATACAATCGATGCCATATCCAACTTCTTTACGGCGTTCCTGAATCTGGGCAGCAGCCTGTTTCCGTTCCTGCCCTCCGAGTGGACGGCCATTATTGAAGCGTCCCTGATCGTGCTGGTCATCGGCGTCATCATCAAAAGGAGGGTGTTCTGATGCAAAGCCTTGGGCAAGTCCTTACATCGTGTCTGGAACTCCTGCAAACGGAGTTCGCCATTGATGGACTGACATTCTCATGGTGGAAGATACTGCTCTGGACAATTGTGGCCGGTGCGGTGATCTGCCTGATCGTAAAATGGAGTGATGATAAATGAGATACATACAGATGCTTTCCGGCGTCCTGGCGCTGCTCCTGATCCTCACGGCGACCGCCTACGCTGCGCCGACAGCGGAGGATATTCCAGAGTGGGCGCTCAGACCGGCTCTTGAAGCGGACGAGGAGCCGGAGGATGACACCACGACCAGACCTCCTACCACCATCTATGACACGGACGGCTCCATCCTCTATACCGATGATCCGGCGCTGCTGAATGGGGGCGATATCTCTCCGGCCACGCTGCCCTATACGGTGGATTCCGCCGAGCTGTTTCTCACGAAGCCCTTTGACACCTACACCGTCACCGAGGGCTTTCTGCTGCTGGGTCTTGTGCTCGGCTTTATCCTTCTTCTTTGGAAACTGGTAAAGGGGGTGTTCTGATGGCGTCTGTTGTAGCTGAGTTCTTCCAGATCACCGGGGTGGATATCACGCCGCCCACCACCATGGCCGAGCTGATCCCCTATCTGCTGACCGTGTTCGTGGCCATTGTTCTGGTGATCTCCGTATTCCGTATCGTGGCAGCGATTGCCGCCGCGCTGGTCAACTGGCGGAGGTTCTGATGGTTCTTCTGATACTTATCGGCCTTGCTCTGGTACTGGCCTTCTGTCCCACCATCCGCTGTGCGTTCTTCCATCCGGTGAAGCTGGTTCGCTATGGCGTCACCGATCTGTACGCATACATCAAGTACCGCCGCTGGAACGAGTGCAAGACCGGCGAGCTGGTGGCCTACGTGGGACTGTTCGGCAAGGGCAAGACCCTGTCCGCCGTCCACAAGGTCGTGTCCATGTACGAACAGTATGACGGCCAGATGATCTGGGACAAAGATCGTGCTATGTGGGTAGAGCAGCGGGTCAAGGTGCTGTCCAATGTAGCGTTGTCCATCCCCTATGAGGACTTCGTGTCCCTCCAACAGGTGGTCTACTGTGCTGAGAAGAACGGCCAGTATGATAAGGAGCATGACACCCTCACCGTTACGCTGGTGCTGGGTGATGAGTTCAGTGTCCAGATGAACAGCCGGAATTTCAAGAGCAACATCGATCCGCTGTTTCTCAATACCCTGCTGACCTGCCGCCATTACCACATTTCCATGTACTACACTGCCCAGCGCTTCGGCCATGTGGACGCGCTGCTTCGTCAGGTGACAAGCTGCGTGGTGGATTGTGATAAGCTGTGGCGCTTCCAGCGTCAGAACCTCTACGACGCATGGGAGATGGAGAACGCCACCAATACCCAGCTGCTCACACCGCTTACCCGCCGCTGCTGGTTCGTGACCAACAAGGACTATGCGGCATACGACACGCTGGCCTGTGTGGGCAATCTACAAAAGTCCTTCAAGGAGGGCGATATGCTGTCTGAGGAGGAGATACTCTCCCTGCGCCGGAACGAGCAGCAGGCCAATATGGACGGTGTGGTCAAGCCCTCCCGGAAGTGGCGGAGAAGTCAGAAAAAGATACGTAAGTGATGTAACACGCCCTGGTCCTGCTGCGGCGCCGATCCAAGCCGGCTGCAGCTGCACAATGTGTTACAACGGGGCCCCGCGCCAAGGCTTCAGCCGCGCGGGGCCCTGCCTATGCTGCGGCTTCATCGGGTGTCTGCCAACCTAACACTCTGCGCGGATACCGGTTCATCCAATCCTGCACCCGCTGTACCTCTGCCGGAGATACCTCGTCGAAGTTGGTGCCTTTGGGAAAGAAGCGGCGTATCATGCGGTTGTGGTTCTCCACGCTGCCTTTCTCCCATGCGGAGTAGCTGTGACAGTAGTAAATGTCAAAGCGGCTGCCCTTGCTCCGGCAACTCTTGACCAGCTTGTCATACTCCATGAACTCGCTGCCGTTGTCGGTGGTGATAGACCGGAACTTCTGCCGGAAGCCCGGCGTCTTACGCTCCATTCGGTCTATGGCCCTGCGTATGGTCTCCGCCCGTCTGTCCGGCAGCTTGACGATGATCTCCTGTCTGCTCAGTCGCTCTGTCAGTGTAAGAAGTACACTTCTCCCGTTCTGGCCGCTGACTACCAAGTCCATTTCCCAATGCCCGTATTCTGCGCGCTGCGTGATATGCTCCGGGCGTATCTCGATGCTGGGCAGCTTCGGGTGTACTACCCGCTGCTCCTTGTCCTCGGCCTTCTTCGGCCGCTTCTTCCACTTCTCCCATAGGTGCCGGTTGCCCAGCTTGTAGAATACCTGCTTGTCGATATAGCTGTACAGAGTACTGACGCATATCCTTGTAGCAAAAGGGTACTTCCGTGCCGCTGCCAGAGCAGCAGCCGGGGAGTACCTGTCCACGATGATCTTGTGCTCGATGTAGGCAGCAAAGGCGTGGTCACTGCCGATCTTCAACGGCCTGCCCTTGGCAGTCTGATTGTAGTCGTGTATCTGCTGCCCCTTGTCTGCCGAGTACCGCAGCTTGTCATAGTAGCCGTAGTTATGGAGATACTGTCCGCGCCGTATCTCGTTGTAGACCGTCTGGCGGCAGCAGCCCAGCTTCCGGGCGATGTAGCTGACCGGCTTTTTCTCGTCCAGCAGCGTCTGCATGATAATGCGTTCCTCTTTCGTCATGTAGTGTCCCATGAGAGCCTCCCTTATGTTTCAGGATAGTTCGTGGTCTTTCAATGATTGTAACACAAATTCGCCCACGTCGCCGGAGCTGCTGCAGCAATCTTGTGTTACGCCGCGCCCCGCGTCCCCATGATATGAAATTTCGTCAGCATGGCCGGCGAAGCTGGCCATGTTGGTTACCCAACGCAGGGAACCACCCGCCTGTCAAGACTGCCCGCAAGGGCACTCCGCAGTGAAAAAAGCAGCTCCCCCGTGAGAGCTGCTTTTTTCGTGGTCTTGATTGGCGCGGTGTTTCCATGCTACATCGCGCAGCGATACCGCTTGTAACACACTCCGCCGCCAGCTGTCTGGCGCCCGGAGATCTTCTTGTGTTACATCTCAAGATTGATATTTTTTGTCATTTGTAAAAATTCTTCTTGACATCTGCCTTTCCGCACCTGTTCGGAAAAGAAAACAACAGCTTGCAATCCGCGGCCATATGGTCTATGATGGATACAATACAGACAGAATCGAGGAACTGCTCATGCGCCCTGACGGAAAGCGAGTAAAGGACCTGCCCCCCATCGTGGCAGCCATTCCCTACATCATGCCCAAGCGGTACGATGCCTGGAACACCATCACCGAAAACATCGACGAGGAGGGCATCAAGGCCTATATCCGCGAAAAACGGCGCGCTGGGATCCGCATCAACCACATGGCGGTGATCATCGCCGCCTATTACAAGGCCTATCAGACCAACCCCAAGCTCAACTGGTTTGTGGTCAACAGTCATCTCTATGAGCGCAACCATTTCTGCGTCTCCTTTGTCATCCTGAAAAAGCGGGCCGACGGCAGCCCGGATGAGACGACGCTGAAGATCTATCTGGAGCCCAAGGACACTATTTTCACCATCAACCAGAAGATCGCCGATGCCATCGCCGTCAACAGCCAGACGGAGCAGAAGAACAGCACCGACAAGTTCGCCAAGATGATGTTCTCCATCCCCGGCCTGCCCAAGTTCGTGATCTGGCTGGCCTACCATCTGGACAAGCATGGCCTGCTGCCCCGGAAGATCGTTGACCTGAGCCCCTTCCACACCAGTATGTTCATCACCAACCTGGCTTCTATCAAGACCAGCTACATCCACCACCACTGCTATGAATTCGGCACCACCAGCGTGTTCGTCTGCATGGGCAAGCCGGTACCTAACTACATGAACGGTGACCTGAGCAAGAAGATGATGCCTCTGGGTATCGTTATGGACGAGCGTATCTGCACCGGCTATGAGTACGCCGCCTTCTGCCACGACTTCCGCAGGTGCCTGCGGGACCTGACCTGCCTGGAGACGCCCTTCGACGGCAGCGCCCCGACTGAGATGCCGCAGGCGGAGGAAGCGGCTCCCGCCGAAGCGTGAATACAACAAGCCCCGGAGCGATGCCCCGGGGCTTGTTCTCTGCATATTACCAGTTGTCCTCGCCAAAGGGGTCATGGGGGCGGAACTGATCGTCATCCTCCGGCCGCGGCGGGAAGAAGCCTACGCCCTTGATCTTTTTGATCTCCTGGAAGAAGGCGATGTTGGCCTGCGCCCGATAGGGTGCCACCCAGATATCCAGAATGCCCAGTGTCAGGCTCACCAGAATATTCCATCCGATAAAGCTCAGATCCAGCACGAACAGCTGCCACTTGAAGCCCAGGGTCTGGGCTTTGCTCATGTTGAGGGCCTCCATGACGCCGATCTCCGGGTTTTCACACAGGTTCAGCATAGCAAAGCGGTAGCGGTAGGCCGCCACGATGCCGGGGACCACCAGCAGCAGCGTCCACAGGGAGATGAAGATGACCTGCACGACATACAGCAGAATGATCTTCCCGACGAAGGCGAAGCCATCGAACAGGGTGACGAAGGGCATCTCCTCACCCCGACGGATGCCCAGGTGGTACAGGGATGCACCAACGGTGAGCACCACGCCAAGCAGCGTGCACACGATGGTCACAAACCACACCGCAAAAGCGGGGAAGGCCCGGTGCAGCGCCAGGAAGCTCAGATCCATATCGAACCGCAGGGAGTAGACATAGGCGAACTCATCGTCCATCTGCACATAGTCGCTGATGCCGTTGATGACGAACATGATGGCCAGCAGTACCAGCGTAAACAGGTAAGGGCTGACCTGTGCGGTTTTCAGCAGCACCTTGGACTCCCGCTTCAGGGAACCACGGTCAAGTACCAT